ACATTACCTATAACATTAGTGTCATTAGCAACATTAACGTAATTAGCGATTGCTAAGTTACCTAAATCAGCATTATCTAATATTACATTGCCTGTTAATGTTAGAATATTAGATACATAGTCCCAAGTAAATGCGTTACTACCAACAGCAGAACCGTTAGCACTATAAATGACTGCTTTATTAGGAGCAGAAATTGTTAAGTTACCAGAAATGTTACCTATAAAATTAGGTGCTATAATGTTTGCTGTTGAAGTGACTACTCCATTGCCATCTGGTTGTAAATTAATATTGCCATCTGTAGTTGTACTTGATATTGTAGTACCATCAAAGTTTAGATCGCCAATATTTGTGTTGCCGGGTAAGTTTGTAACGCCTGTTAAACCAATGTATCTATAACCAACTACATAAAGAACTTTGCCTGATGTAAGTGCAGTTGGAATTGTTTCTCCAATAAAGTTAAGTACACCTGATTGATAGTTAAAGTACCATTCACCTGTTCCACCTGAGCCTGCGGCGAAGATTTGTGTACCTGTTGCTGTAGGATCAGCAACTCCTGAACTATCTACCCAAATTTGAACTTGGTAAGTAGCGCCAAATTCTGCTGGAATCCAATAAGTTAAATCAGTTTTCCATGTGGGGTAAACACTACCTATCGGTACTGTTGTATTATCTGCTGTACATTCTACTGCATTTGATCCTGTATATGCCTGAACAAGATTTGCAACTGCTGATGCAGTGCCGGGAATCTGATCCGCTTGTGTCCACATCGTGTCTCCACGAATAAGAAGAGGACTCGGAATAGATTCGTTAGACGGACTTTTATTGTCTTCCGTGTCTGTTTTTGTTACGCCAAATGCCTGTTTATAGAGCAGGTCGACTTTTTGATCTACTGGTATACTCATAATTAATTACTCGCCGCCTCTAATGATAGTGCTGATATAGTTTGTCCTGATGTTAGTTTAATACGAACATAGATTTCATTCGTTACTGTGCTAGATGAACTCACTGTACCAAATGTTGCTGTAACTGATTTATTAGTTTGGCTACTGTTTAATGGCGCTGTTCCTCCTAAAGCACATCCGTCTGATCCGTTTCCTCCGACACCTGATCCGGGAACACCTGCTCCTGCATATGCAGTTGACATATCTAGCCAACCATTTAATCCTGATGTAGAATCAATTGTTGACCCGGGTAAACCTACCCATAAACCTGCTAATGTGCCTGACCATTTAACATCGAATTTTGATACTGATGTTCTTACTACTCTAAATGTAAAATACTGACTTGCGTCTTGTCCGCTCAAGTCAGGACCAACTGGTAAATATCCAGTTGAATAATCTGTTGTGTCATTTTTTAACACATCTGCAACTACTGTTGCATCATACGTTTGAAGCGGTCCATTTTGACTATCAAATAAAGATGCTCCTGCACTGAAACTAGGAGTATCGGTTGAACCTGGGTTTACAATCCTTGATGCTAATCCTGTTCCTGAACCGATAGATGATCCAATATAGACGTTTGCTTCTTCAATTCTGCTAGAACTTGAAGTAGTCCCTGTTTTATAAAGAACTGTTGCTCCAGGTGATAATGCTTGCACACCTGAAGTGTAAGAGTTAAATGCTGTTACTGATGGGCCTGTAGTACTAGAACCAAACCCAGAAATAATTTGTGATGTTGTACTAACTGTTGCGTTGCCTGAACTTACATATAAGTTTTGCTGTAGTGGCGTTGCAATAGATGCTTGTGCATATGTTCTGCTTGCTGGGGCTCCAAATGCTCCTGCTCCTGAACCAGTAATAAACGTATCACTTGTTGGATACATGTTACCTGATAATCTATTGACATCAAACTGTGCATCAAAAATGTTAGTATTGTTGTAGTGAGGTACAGTTGAAGTATATGTATAACTTGGAACCGCAGGTGCTGTAAACGTTACTGATGTAAACTGTGGGGTACCTGGATTACTTGAGTCGTAGTACCAAAGAGGAGTATTTGTGTTGCTAGTTGCAGAATCAGCAATATAGACCTCGTTCCAACCATCTGATACAGAGCCTGATAGGTCTGCTGTAAACACTGACCAAAAACCTGCGGCTACGTTTGCATCAATAACTGAGTAATCTACGTTGTTGCTAATAATTAAGTTGCCGTATGTTCCGTTACCAGTGAGTGCAGATGTTAATGTCACGCTACCTGCATCTGCACCATTTAGGTAGCATGTTATGGTACCTGAATCACCAGGACCAACATTTGCAACTGCATTTGTTGTGTAGGATGCAGAACGTCTAACAGATGAAACAGTAGTCCCTGCTGGAACTGCGGCGCTTCCTCCTGATGTATTGTCTGGTTGCGTAAAACCATTTGCCATACGATAAGATGACAATGAATCTATTGCTAAAGTTGTTCCGCCTGGGAAATCACTTGGTGAAGGAGGAACTAATTTTCCTAATACTTCATTTAATTGGGCAATAGAATTAGAAACAGATGACGCTGTAGTTAGTGTTAATGCATTACTTGTTAAATTACCTTGAGTAGGAGTACCCAATGCTATGTCAATAGCACCTGTTGTACTTGGAATAGTTACAATACCTGTTACATCTAAAGTACCATCAATATTGGCACCTGTAGCAGTTATGTTAGCAATTAAATTACCGTCAACATTTAATTCAATGTTACCGTCTACGGTTGGTATACTTACGTTTGAAGTACCATTAGAAATTACTGAAGTGTCGATGCCGTCTAATAATGCACCATTACCTAAATAATAATTTGATCCGATATCGACATTGCCACCAACTGTTAAAATATTTGTTGAAGGGTCGAATTCTAAATTACCACTAGCACCAAAAGAACCATCATCATTAAATTGAATTTGATTGTTTGAGCCTGCCGGTAATTGTAAGTCCCAAGGTTGACCGTTTGCGTAATATAGGTTGTCTGTTAATACTCCAAGTGCCGCAATGTTTGCTGTAAACGTTGCGCCGTTTGTAGTGATATAACCGTTACCTAAAATAATATTAGCGGGATCTTCTCCTACGGAAAATCCTGCTACTGAATTGAATGGTTTAATTGCCATCTGATATTGCTCCGTTAATAAATGTATTTATATTTTTTCTTTAATCTCTGTACCTTTGAACCATAATTTTATACGTGATTTGATTAGTAGTTGCCGGCGTGACCCATAATACTATTCTGGCTGGAAGAAACACGTCTCCAGGCACATATGTTAGATCATAATCTGTTACTAATCCACCTATATACAAAGCACTGGTTTCGTTGTATACTACATCCGTATTGTAATACACCGCATTAATGTTTAAGTACTGTCTTTTGCCTGAAAACTCATCAGTTGCTATGATAACGTAATCAAGTGCAGCCAGGTCTTCTACGGGCGTCTGACAGAGTTCTATGTTAGATGTTGATGTAGTGTTTGCTATACAAATTTCACTAGTTCTAAACTCAAATGACCCTGATCCCATTGTAAAAACGTTAGCAGTTACTTCGCCTGCAAAATTGACCTTGTTATCAGATTTGTTAAATGTCATATACGGAGAACCAGCAAATGATCCTGAATCATTAAACTGAATCTGCGTGTTAGAGCCGCCTGGTACGCCGTTACCACCACCGCCTCCGGCAGTCCATGATAAATTTCCGGCGCCATCAGTAGAAAGCACATATCCGTTTATGCCACCATCAATGTGTAAATTTGCTAAAGTTAAATTAACATTTGGTGAACTAGCGAGATTTACTGGTCCGGACCCAGTAAAAGTACCTATACTGTTTAGTGTTATGTTACCTATAAATTGCGATGGTCCCGTGACAATAAGACCGTCGGCACCAATGTCTCCGCTTACTGATAAGTTACCAGTTTGTGTTGTTCCTGTAACATTTAAAGATGTTAATGTGCCAACACTTGTAATGTTTGGTTGTGCCGAAATAGTTACATTGCCTGCATAATTGGCATAGTTTGATATTGTTCCGGTATCAATTTCTGCAAACACTCCATTACCATACAAAACATGTTGAGCATTGCCGTCTAAGTCAATTGAAGAAATGTTACCGATACCGGTAATGTTTGCATATGTTATGTTAGAAAGATTACTACCGTCTCCACCGATGTAGTCAACAGACAAAAGATTTGTATCTTTGTCATATATAAATCCAGAGTCTCCTCCAAATGCTCCAGCGTCATTAAACTGAACTTGTGTATTAGAGCCACCTGGTACGCCGTTACCACCACCGCCATTTCCTGTTTGTGCTGTCCAACTTAAGTTACCTGCACCGTCAGTTTGTAATACATACCCATTTAGGCCGCCATCAATCTGTAAATTATCTACGTTTCCTAAATTAACTAAATTTCCTGAGGCTGAAAAGTTGCTTACACTTACTGTTTGTGTAGTTGTGTTAAATGTAAAGTTAGCAGATGCTCCAAGTACACCATTATTATTAAACTGAACTTCTGTATTCGTTCCTGCAGGATCGCTACTAAAAGGTGTTCCGTTCGCATAATAATAGTGATTTGCGTAGACTTTGTTTGCAGTAACATTACCACTAGGAACTACAACATTGGTAACAATATTACCATTAGAATCAATGACATCGATTGCAGGGATTCCGACTGAAAAGCCCTTAAGTGCGTTAAATTTTTCTGCTGCCATGCCGGAAATATTCTCCTATTATAATAATATATTTAGCATTTATCCTAATTTATTTTTACAGAATAAAGCACTTAGGAGATCTTTTTTATAAATATTTGTATGATAACATCACAGCCTCACAGACCCTTTTGTAAAAAATGCAAATTTGCGTTGGCGAAACCCAATGGCAAAAGCAAACACGGTTTTCAAAAGTGGCATAGATATTGTGTAGATTGTGCTAAGGCTATGTACAATAAACGTTTCAGACATTTACAACATAAAACCACACACTGTGATAATTGTGGTTTTGTCCCAGAAGATTTGATTCAGTTAGATGTTGTATATAAAAACGGAAATACTAAAGATAAATCAACAGACAACTTAATGACGCTGTGTGCTAATTGTAGCAGATTGTATAATAAAAAGATTAGAAGGAATAAAAAAATACTAGATTTGTCTGTAGACTCGGATATTACAATTTGATTTCTTCGATTTTATTATACCAAGCATTGTAATAAGTTGCAAGTTTTTCTCTGTCATAATTTGGCAAATCCAATATTTCATACAAATCTTTTACAGAATCTAGTGTTTCCGTTTCAGATTCGTATCTTCGTACATCAAATTCATAAATGACATTAGAAAGTTTCCTTAGTTCTTCTAAGTGTTCTTCATGGTACTTTAAGGAATCGTAGTAAACTTTAATTTTAATATCTTTCTTTGCACGTTTTTCTACATACGCATGAGGATGCGTAAAAAGAACAATTTTAGCATTTTTCCAAAGTTTTTTTATAGCAAGGACTTCTCTAATATCATGTGATGCTCTAAAGAATCTATAGTCACTATTGGACACGTCTTTAACAAAAGAGTTATAATGTATGCCTCTCCAAGGATCAATATACTGTCGTTTATCAAACCCAAAGAAAAGATTATCACTCAAGTTAAGATCATTCCAAAAATCACCCTTTTTAATGCCACTAAGTTGTGCCAACAAATAATCTAACTTGTCTTCTACAGTAAAGTTGCCTTCCATTTGAAGTAACGCAAGTTTATCGTGCGGGAACAGTGTTAAGTCATTTAATCCCAAACAATTAACCATAAATTTACCACCAGAATAGTTATGATACCAAATGATAGTAAGATTAGGATTATCTAGGTTGCACTCTTGTGCAGGGATTTTCATTAAAGTCTATCTTCGTATTCGCTTACCGGTGGAATCTCATCCGAATTAGATTCTTCACCCTCTGTCATGGTTGCTTCAGTTGATCTTTCGATTGCTTCAGTTTCCCAATCAAGTTCATCAGGTCGAGACGTTAATTGTTCTTCAAAACCCTTATATGTTTCTGCTTCTTCATCAGAAACGACAGGAGGACTTTGCCTCGGAATAATAGTCTCGTCTACTTTTTTAGCATCTTCGATTGTACCTACCTCACCGGTTTCAGTGTTCGCAAAGATGTTTAATGGTTCTGTTATAGTTTTATTTTCGTTTTCTTCAGTCATTATTTTCCTCTGCTTGTTCTTTATCATAAGCAATTGAATCTTCTAAATCTTCCCAAAAGCCGTTGTCAACTAGATATTCATCTGTGTACACTTCACTTTTGTCATGGTATTTAGGATTCATCCAACCAACTTTAGCATAATAACCTTTGCCAGTTGAGTCTGCCCAATCAAAATTTTGTTCTAATTCTTTTTTGTCATAGAATACTTTATCTACAAATTCACCAACCATTGTTTCTACAATGCTATAAGCAAATTTGTCTGGATCAAACTCTCCATCAATTTCAACTTCCCACGTACCAAACTGACCTTTCTCAAAACTGTGAAAAGTCATAACTGGAACATAGTTTTCTATATCTTCTTCAGTTATGTATTCGGTAGGTTCAGGAAACTCTACATCATGGTATGCTTCTCTGCCGTATAATTGGTGATGGCCTTCTATCTCAACTTCAGTATCCCAATCTTCTTTGTCATCATCATCGACTTTTACGACTCTAAACCCACCGTCAGCACTGTAACTATTGATATGTTCGATATCGTCTAGTTCATACCAAGGTCTATTTCCTTCTAGTGTCATTGCAGGCGATTCTGTGTCTGAAGGCTCATCGTCCCATTCAACACTAGTGACAAATTCGATACAGTCACTATCTCCTTCGTCTTCGATTCTAGGAGCCCAATATTCAGCAAATTCGTGTGAGACTTTGCCTATCGCAACTTCTCCACCGTATCTGCCACCAAATATTCTATATTTTGCCATAACTTCCTCTTATAGTATTAATGTTCATATAATAACATTCATTTAAGGCTGTGTCAAGTATTTAATGAGTATTTGGTTGCCCATAAAAAAAGGGAGAGTCAAAAGACTCTCCCAGGTTGTGAGTTATTAACTCGTTACTTTCGTAAGACGATAATCGGCTTATTGGAAAGTTAAGTTTTGAACTGCGATCTCACCAACGTAGTCAGCCGCGTTACCGAACGATGACGCAGTGTTTGTTAATTCGACATAACCGTATCTGGTCATAAATGATACGACTGGTTCGAATGTTGATGGATCTAGTACAACACCACTGCTCATTAATGGAATATATGGGCAGTAGAAAGCGGCTGCATCAGTTTCAGAAGAACCCTTATAACCAACTAACACTGCTTGAGTGTCAGGAGCATAAGAGTCAACGAATACACGCATAGAGCCATTTAATGTACCAACAAACTTAGTGTTTGTAGGTGCTTCAAATGTACCTTCTGTTGTACGTGCAAATGCTGATGTAGTAGCAGATTGTAGTACAGTTAATGCGGCAGAAGACACAACAGCCCAGTTACCTGCGCCTCTACGTGTTCTCTGTGCGATTAAGTTTGCAACTCTGTTGATAAGAACTGCTAAAGCGGCATGCTCGTCACCAACGTATGTTGCTGTACCAGAAACTGTTGCCTGGTTGTATGTGAACTCAGTTGCTGCCAAGGTACGTAGAGATAAAAGAATCTCTTGGTCAATTTCAGCAGTGATTTCTTGTGCAAGAGCAGCCATAATTTCTGCTTCTACATCGATACCATGCTGAGACTGAGCGTCCTGAGCGGCTTCAAATGTCCAACGTGCTTGCAACTTACGTGATTTGGCTTCTACAGCCTGACGTAAGATTTGCACACTGATTTGCTTACCACCGTTTCCTTCTAAAGTTGCTGTATCAGCACCAGTATAGGAGTTTGCAGTCGCAGTTGCTTGGGCTGTACGTGAGTAAGCCTGTGCAATTTTGAATGGTGATAATGCTTCTTCACCAGCAGTTACAGAAGTAGCGGCTGCTGAATTGTCAGTCAAAGACTGAGCATAACGTACACGTAATGTGTGGATTTGTCCAACAGGGCCGGTCATGGGCTGTACACCAACGAGTTCGTTAGCGATAACAGTTGGCATAACACGACGGATTACTGGAAGAATCACACGGTTAAGTGTAGCAATGTTTCCTGCAGAGGTGCTACCAGCGGTAGCGTTCTCGTTTAAGAGACTCTTGCGGGTGTTTTCAAGGATTACACCCATTGTTGAGCGGCGATTACCTTTTAAGCCTTCTAACAGGGCGTCTTTGGTCTCGTCCCAACGGCTTTCTAAGAGTACTTGTGACATGGTTTATTTCTCCTAATATGTCTTCGTATTAATTAATTTGCAAGCCCTGCCAGACGCTTGAGATCGATGACGTTTGAAGACTCGTCAGCGGTCTCTTTTTCAATCTTCTTGGCAGATTTATTACCGTCTGCTACTGAAACGCTTTCAGTTAAAGGAGCTTTCGCTTTCTTTTCACTTCCAGTGTTTAGTACGGCTGGTAAATACTTATCAAAAGCGGCCTTCAATTTTGGTGTCTGGACGCTTTCTAGCAAACTTCTCATTACATGAGCCTTTTCTTTGTTCAAAGATTCTAAAAGTGAATCTAGTTCTTTTTCACGCTGAGTGGACTCTTTAATAATGCGAACTTCACTGTCTTTTGATTCAATTACCTTCATTGCTTCCGCAAGTTGGGCTTTTGAATCCGCTAGTTCTTTCTCTTTTGCTTCAAAAGCCTTGACAATTTTACGTGTCTCAGCCTTATCATTTAAATAAGTTGTTGAGAATTCTGATGCGAATGTCTCAAAAATCTTACGACCAAATGAGTTCTCTCTAGCAATTTGAATGTCTTCTTTAAGTTGTGACAATTCACCTTTGAGATGTGATGCAACTGCACTAGAAACTCGCTTAGAACTTTCAGCAACAAACTTCTGTTTGAGTGCTTCAAGTTTTTCACGACCTTCTGCGACCAACTTAACACGTTGTTCAACCACTGCTTGCTTGTCCTGAGCAAATTCTTTAATTTCTTTTGCTAGTGCTTGCACGATAAATGTTTGAAGTTTATCTTGGTTTTCCATTTGAACTTTGCGATCAGCACGTAGTTCTTTGATTTCTTCGGCTAGTTTAGTAACCATGAATTCATTAAACTTTGTTGCTTGCTCAGAAAGTTTTACTTTGGCTTTAACGCGGTCTTCGTTGATTGCCTTCTTCTCCTCGTGAAATTCTTTAATTTCTTCACTTAGAGACTCAGTTATCATCTTATCAAGGGCTTCAACCATCACATTTCTGTCATGTTCGTATCTTTGTGCGAATTCCTGACGGAGTTCACCTCGAACTTGATCTTTGGCTTCATTTAACTTGTCGTTCCAAACAGAATCAATTTCTCCTGCAACGTCTTCGTTAATGAGACCTGAATCAATTAATGGTTTGATAGCATCTAACATGCTGATTTCCCCTCTAATAAAGTTTAGTCTATTTTTAAGTCCTTAATGAGACGTTTAATTTCGTCTCCTAAGAACCTCTCTACTTGCTTGTTGCCTCTTGCTTCTCTTGCAATCTCTAACACTTTATGACCGTGTCTCATATTCATAAGACCTTCATAAATTGCTTTGGGATATGCATTTGGAGCACTGGGTTGGGCAACAATGTCTACTGTGATTATTTCAAAATCACTTACTCGGCCATCCAAATCGTTTACATTACCTGAACCACGACTTGAAACACCAAGTTTTACCCCTGATTCCAACATGGTCTGAACTAACTTACCCATTGGAGTTGGTAAAATCTTTAATTTTCCTAGCCCGTTTGGACCATCCATCCACATCTTAGTAATCATGTGTGATACACGATCTAAATTGATCTTTAAGTCATCTGGATGATCTACTTCGCCTAGGACCGAATGTCCTTCTCTGATTTGACTATTAAGGGTGTCAACAGCGGTTTCAATTTCAGAAACGGGGTAAACACGTTCATTAGCGTTTTTTACCCCACCCTGAATAAAAATACCTTGCATATACAAAGTTTTTAAATCACTGCCTTCTTCTTTAACAGATTCGACCACCAATTCTGCACGGTCGAATGTTAAGTGTTCCTTAAGATACAAAGCCATTTGTATCAGTTCCTTAGTCTATAACAGATTTAGTATTAACACCAGAAGCCTGTGCTGTCACGGGCTTAGGCGCACTTCCGAGTTTTACACTCTTTTGTCCAGGCTTGTTTTGGAAACTAGAAGCACCGTCTACGTCTTTTGCTTGGGGTGCTGAACGACCTTTCTCGTCACCTTTAGCAAAATCTACGGGCTTGCTGTCCATGCCTGCACTGCCTGAGTTAGCGTCAACTGGGCTTTTGGTGTTTTCACCATTGTCTCCACCATGTGGATATTGAACTGGAACTTTATTTAAAGTTACTGCTTCAGAGACTAATTCTTCGTCTTCGTCATCTGCTTCAGCAACCATTTCATCGTCAACTTCTACGTCAACTTCTTCGCCGCCTTCATCTTCGATGTCTTTTAGGTCAGCGTCCATTTCATCGTCACGACCTTCTAGGTCGTCTTCTTTGCCCATCATTTCTTCAAACTCAGCCATTAATTCGTCTAGTTTGTCTTCGATGCGAATAACTGCATCTTCTACTTCTTCAGAAGAACCTTCATCTTCGTCACCTTCGATGTCGAAAATTTCTTCAGAATCAACGTCAATTTCGTCTTCTGCTTCTTCTTCTTCGGAGACTCCTTCTTCTTCAGCATTGATCTCATCAAGTAAATCACCTACTTGACCGCCCATGCCTTCTTCGAGGTCATCGTCCATCATTTCTTCTTCCATGATTGACTCGTAAATCTCTTTAGATTTTTCTACTACGATTTCATGGAAAAGGTCTTTTGCTTGCTCCTCATCTTCATTAATAATGAGGTCAATTAATTGATCAAATTTCTTATTGTCCATTATATGTCTCCTGATTTAAAAATGGCTTTGTAAAGTTATTTAGCACGTAGTCATAAAAAGTACGTTTTAAGTGCTACTTTTTTGCGTTTTTGGTAGATTTTCGGTAATATATGGTATCAACCACATATTTTAGGCTGTTTTCGGGAGAGTTTTAAATGCTAGGAGCGCCTTCTGCTTCCGGCTTTGCTCCATACTGTTTTCTAACTTTTGCTAAATGTTTTGCCTTTTCATAATTTCTTACATCTAACATTTTACGTAATTTACGAATTTGATGCAATGTAAGTTTTGTTTTACGTGAGGTTCTCCAGATAGGTTTAGAGTTGTCTGTTTCAACATCTTGGAATCCGGGAACGGGCGCATCAAACATTTCAGTTAATTTCATAATAGTATTTATCTTTTAGGTGACCGGGGGAGGCATTCCGCCTGCAGGTGCGGCTTCTGGTCCTGCAACTGGGCCTGCAACATCTAATCCTTCTGCTCCAGCATCTTCTAATTCATCACCTGCTTCTATTTCATCATTAGTCTCAATATCTGAGTCAAAGTCACCAGTAGAAACACCAACATTTCTGAGGTCAGACCCTTCAGGATCCTGATCATTTGCTTCAGTGTTTTCTTCACCCCAAAGTTCTTCATTGCGTTTAAGTTCTTCTTCAGTTAATCCCAAGAATCTTTCTAACGCAAAACGCTTACTAATATAAGGAAACGCTTCCATTGATGCAAATGTAGATACCCTTGCCGTATCTAATTCGCTTTGACGATAAGCGGCAAAGTTTTGAGGTGGATTAAATGTTAAGTTGAATAATCCAGTATCAATATTGAATCCTCTCCAACGTAAAAACATTTTAAATTCTTCGTCAAGTTTGCTACAAATATAATTTTGTAGTCTTTCGCAATATTGATTAAATCTAAATTCTTGTATCATAGCAGTGCCAACACGACCGTCGTTTAGAGGTGTTGTGTTGTCATCTGGGCCTGTGGGCAAATATGAACTTGGGACACGCAAACCACGTGCTAGTCTATTATTAAAGTATTTTAAGTCATCAATCTCACCTAAGTTCTGTCCGCCTGGAAGAACTTCAATAGACGATCCTCTACCTTCTGCTGTAACTGGAAAAAAGTAATCTTCATTCATTGATAGTGGATTGTATGTAGCATCAACTACAGACTGTCCACCATGAACACTTGGAATACGTCTTTGGTGAATCTCATTTTTAATTCTGTCTACAAACGCCATTGCTAGGTGACTAGGCATGTTACCTACGTCAATCTTAAACATTCTACGTTCTGGTGCACGTTGTACACGATAGATTAAAATAGCGTCTTCTAGTAATTCTTTTTGCTTATATACTTTAAAGATGTTTTCTAAGATAGATTGTCCAAATGGCCAAAATCGATCTAATCCTTCAGTCAACGATAAGTGAACAACATGCTTTGCATCAATTGCTGACTCTGCTTGACCTAAAGTAAATCTACTTCCTGATGTGTTGTAAGGCATCGATGGTACAGTATAACCGCCGCCGCCTGCACCACCACCGCCACCTGTACCACCTAATCCAGTTGTTGGATTAGCGGCAAAGTCTGTGTTTGTTTTTTGTGCTACTGTGAGATTTTGTAAATTAATGTTAATGTCTTTAATAACATATTGATCAGGTAATTTACCTTCACTTTCATTGACAATAACTTTAATGATTTTAACCATATCAACCCAGTACAGTTTAAAGTTTTCTGGATCTCTTACAAAAACTTGATCTCCATACTTAATTGTGTTTCTGAAAATC